TCACGGTAAAGGACTTGCCAAGACCGCCAGGACCAGTGACAATGACGGAAGCTTGATCGCCAATGGCCAGCATGGTGACCATATCAGATACAAAGCCGAATCGCTCATTAATTGAAAAGCGGGACTCCACAGCAGGAGTAGGCTCTGCATTAAACTTGGTGACAGTAACGGGACCATTGAGTTGGTTTTTAGTACGGCGGTAGCCGGCTTTAGGAACACCACGTGGCATAATCAATTCTCCATATCAATTGTTGATAGTGCTATTATGGGGTATATCGTGCCAATTGTCAAGGATTATTTTTGTTGCAAAAGTGACAATGCCTCAGGATCATATCTTTCAATAAAAGCAACAAATTCTTTGTTTGTCATTTTGTCAAGTTTTTCCATCAAGGCTTCCCATGCTAGGTCTACTAGGTCATATTCGGATGCCTTTGTGATCCAACGATCCGCATAGGCTCGCTGGACGTGTTCTCGGTTGATATCTGATAATTTCATTTTATACTGCGTCCTGTGATAATTCTCGCTCAAGGGCTTCGGTCAATGATTCAAAATCTTTGCCGTATTGAGAAACTAGCCATTTACCTTCATTGTACAAGTAAAAATATTCGACGCCGATGCCATCATAGTATTCCACGAATTGCTCTGTGGATTCGAATACTTTGTGGTCCGTATCAATTTCATCACGGTCACGGCCATAGTAACAGGTCATATTCTCAAATTTTGCTTTTTCCTCATCGGATAGGTTGTAGGTGTCGAAAGGGTGTTTCACACCAATTTCAGAACCTAGTGAGGACATTTCACCACCAAGGATTAATTCTACAATCTTATTTTCATCCGTATAGTAGGAATTCAAAATTTGACCATTGTGGCTTAGATAGCCATCCCAATGACAATAGGCTGCCATGATGGTGCCGGATTCAGTAACAAAGCCAATAGCGGAACGGGTTGCCATACTGTTATCTCCTATTAATAGTTTAAGATTAGATTGTAAAGGCTATGGTGTCAATTGTCAAGGGTTATTCCAATCCTCTAGCCATTGTTCCACGTTATCATATTGATATTCTGCCCACTCCCAAAAGTGTTGCAACAATAGCAACGGGAGCAGGATTGTCAATCTGACAACCCATGTTAGTGACCACTTCATATTATGCGGGAACACCAGGAAGGTTTGCGGCTGATTCGGCAGCCATCATGGTAATTGCACGACCCAAAGCCTCTCGGGCATTGGTAGCCGCATAATCGTCCGACAGGCTATTGAAGCCACGATACAATTCCCAATTACCTGCACGGCTTACCTCAACCCGATAATCATATGGATTGGTAAATGGGTCTGCCAGGGTTACCAGCCTTACAAGTCCAAAATCTTTTATCATCATATTATTCACCTATAAATTCTACAATTTCCACTACCTCACCGCTAGGGAAATACTTTTGAAAAAATGCCTCGGCTTCGGCTTCAGTATTGACACCTCTAACCGTTACCTCATACGGATAAGAATACTCACCTACATTGTACACCACACGGTAACCTAATTTTTTACCTTCAAAGGTTACCTTCGGTTTTACCGTTTTAGGTTTTCGAGGTGTTTTAGGCTTAGCCTCAGGTGCTACACCTCGGGGCTTATTTTTACTGCCTTTAGGTCTGGCCATTATTCTGCTACCTCATCATCAAGTAAATGTGGAGCAAATTCTTTTACCTGTTCAATCAATTCCACCTCGTGCATATCCTCGAGGTTTTCCAGGATTTTCTCATAGGCAAAGGTCATTAAGGCATCAAGGTCCATGCCATCCACCAGGTCATTGGCAAAATCGGACCTAATCTTATCATAATCATAATTCATGGTTAGTCTCCACTCACATTTGCATAAAGGTTAACCCGCTGCCATGCCCACAGGTCTGTTATCTTATTAAAAACAGGACCGAACAGGTAGCCTGTATCAGCCACGCATGTCTGCCAACCACCAATAACACTTTTGCAATTGATTGTCATAATTAAAATTCCTCGCCATAGTAGCCGTAGTCCTCATCGGTGCCGTAGCCCGCAGAGGCCATAGCCGAATCAAAGTCCCCGTCCATGGAATCATCATACTCCTTGGCCAGGTTGTCCATGTATTCCTCGAATAACATATTGACATCCGCCAGGGTCATATTATGCCGTTCGGCAATTTCAGCAAAGGTCAGGTCACCAGCCACGATAGAATCTAACACTTTTGAAAAGATATCCATTTGATAAGCTCCTTTGTGTAATCAATCAATGTATGGATACA